ACTTCGACCATTTCATGAACAAACTATGAACACACTATTACTAAATTATTAAATAACAAGTGTTATATGAATAAATAATTAACACACTATTACCATACCATGTACAATCCGGTAACAACCCACTATAATTATATGTCTAAACTATGAATTATGAATAATTTGTAAACTCGAAAACTTTAAGTAAATTTATATTGACATATCCGGCTATGTGTGATATAATATATACAGAAACAAAGGAAAAAGCAAATACAAAAAATCCTGACCGTTTCGCGCTCATTGACAACTATATACAGTGCGTAACGCGAAAGCGTTTGCATATATATTAAATTTGCTATAAGGAAGAAAGAGGCTAAAACATGAAAATTCAATTTACCTATGAGTGCCCCGACTGTCACACAGTTCACCGCGTTAACATCGACACGGACGAAATTCTTAAACTTCCCGTAAAGTCGCTGTCTGATAGCGAGCTTCGCCGTGCTATTGGTTTTGAGCGTTCAAGAATCCGATCCAATCATCCCGAGGCTGATTCCGCGCGACTCTCCGAGCTTATGACCGAATACACGGAAAGAGGCGGCAAGACACGCGAACGGGTGGCAGAGATTAAAGCGTTTGAGGCTCTCAAGGCTGGAACGCTTGCCGAATGCGCACCCGAAGAAATAGCGGACGCCGTGCGCCGAATCAAACGCAAGATAGCGAACGCCGGAAAAGTCACCCCGCCCGAAGATATCACGGAATTTGAAAAGGCTGTTAAACTGCTTGAGCTTGAACAAGCAAATCGGCGAGTGACTGCAATGATGGCAGAAATCGGAATAGAGGGCTAAACCCCCTCTATTCCACTCATAAACATTAAAAAGGAGATTAAGAAATGTATAAATTAATTACACACAAATACGCGCAATGCGGTTTTGATGGTTATTCAAGCGAGAACCATAAAATAACGTTTTATTCATATGAATCGCCAATTTACAACGTTGAGAAAATCCGATACGGTGACGATGTAGAAACTATATTCAATGTGATAAATCAGCCCATACACTCAACTTCAACAGCAAGACAAACAACGTGGTCTATTTATGAACAAATTTATCATCACGAATGCGCGCGCTACGTCCGCGAACTTATGCAGAAAGCCGAGCGTCACACGTCTATTACAGTAATTCAAAATTTTGAATTAAAATTATGTTGCGTTTACGTCGGGCATTTACTTGTAAAGGATTTTTCGGAAGTATGAACGGCAAAGAATACACGAACGCGATAATGATTATATTTATAGTATTTCTTATGATAGCGTTATCATCTATTGTTGGAGTTGCTATAATATTACGGTAATTTTAGTAAAAATCCTGTGCATAATCACTAAAAGGTTATGCACAGGATACAGACTTAGTAACAGAACGTTAACAATTCATTCACAAAATGTTCAAAATGTATCAATAAGTTGTTAACATTCTGTTCATAGTCTGTTCACACTCTGTTGACAATTTTCTGTTAACAATTTGTTCATAATTTATTCACATTTCGTTCATATTTACAATCGCAGGGTAAAATTTCCAATATTATAATCGCAGGGTAAAATTTTTACAAATACAATCGCAGGGTAAAATTCCTACAAAATTAAAAATAAAAAACCATAGAAAGAGAGAATTATAAAATGTCAATTCTTAACATTAATCAGCTTACAATCGCAGGGCACCTCACCGCTAAGCCCGAAACATTTACTTACGGTTCAAAGAAAGAACAGAAAACAGGATGTTCGTTTACACTCGCTGTAAACAATAGACAGACCGAGGAAACAACATTCATTCGTTGTTCGGCGTTCGGCGGAACAGCAGAATTCATTGCGAAGTATTTCGATAAAGGTTCGGCGGCTTTTATAAATGGACAGCTTTCAGTCCGCAGCGAAAAATCCGACGAAAAGACAAAGAGCGGAAACGAGATTTATAAAACATATGTTTCGTGCATAGTTGACCGTATAGAATTCATAGACGGAAAAAGTAATGACAAATAAATATAATTCGTGCGGGTATCCATGCGGGGAGTGTCAAACTCCCCACGCCCCATACGCAAAAGACATTAAGCAAGCGCGTGAATCATGCAGCGCGTATAACAGATGTACAAAATGGTTGAATTGGTTCAAAGTCGAATGGTCATTAATTAGACTATTATCTGATATGAGAATAATGAAAAGGAGAAAATAATGGATAAAGAAACTCTTAAATACAGAATTGAATATGCACTTGACCATATTCATAAATATGATATAGAAGTAGAACATATTATTTGGTCTGACGGTGAAATAGCTATTAGAAGTAAAAGAACTGATGAATTAATATGTTTTTATGCAGGAACGGGAACGGTCAGAAATTATGATATAAAAGGTATACATAATTTAATTCAATCCATAGAATCACGGGTTATATAATATGGAACTAACACCTCAACAAGAACACATACTCAGAAACGCGATAAACAAACATAATAATCGAATCAGGTACAGAAACGATAAACTTAAATGGCAAGAAAAACTTATAACCGTAGAATCAATAAAAGAAGACTTAGACAAAGGTGAGAAATTCACAGATTTCAATGACGCTATAGACTATATAAATTACAAAACAAAGACCGCTAACGTTACAATGGATAACCGCCGTCTTGCTGAATATGCCGACCCCAATTCTGACCTTGGCTATTACATTACAGGCGAATTTGATGTTCCGCCGTCCAACACTAAAGGCTTTTCGGATTGGTTGGAAAAAGAGTTTGACAAGGCAATAGATAACGCAAAAGCTAATGACAACGAAAAACAGCGTGAGGATGATATAGCAGCGTTGGAAGAACGTAAAAATGAAATACTCTCACATCTTAAAGGAGGATTCAAGTAATGTACGACTTTCATTCAGACCGCTTAAAATATCTCATGGAGAAAATAGACCGTGACGGTATGGATAAACTCCATAAATATATATTTGTTGACAGTGACTTCTGTACCGCTCCAGCGTCCATTAAGTATCATGACAACGAGGTAGAGGGCCTTATAAAACATTCGCTTGAAGTTTATGACAAACTCCGTGAATACCGTGATAGACTTTATTTAGAGGACGAAATCCCCGAAGATAGCCTTATAATCACATCTCTTTTTCACGATATATGCAAATGTAATTGCTATAATCCCGTCATGAAATGGACTAAAGTAGATGGTAAATGGGAGCAGTATCAATCTTATGAATGGAACGAAGAAACGCCGTTCGGCGGTCACGGTTCAAAATCTGTATATATTCTACAGTCGTTTATACCGCTTAAAATAGAAGAAGCGCAAGCAATCAATTGTCATATGGGATTCGCGTCGGAGTATGACAAACGAAATATAAGCGATGTGTTTTCACATAATCCGTTGGCGTTTTATTTGCATATGGCGGACAGCGAGGCTGTATATAGTAAAGAGTGGCACAAAAAAGAAGATAGCGATTATTAACTGTGAATATATATATAATTGATAATAAACCATATACACTAAAAGACTTAACCACTCTTTCGGAATACCTACACGGACAAAGCTGTGTAGGTATTTCTACTATAAAGAAACGACTGCAACGCGGCGAGACGGATTTAGACGAAATAATAAAGCCTAAAGTAAAAGCGTTTACTGAGATAGATTATTCTCCTATATTCTATGTCGCCGACTTTGAAACATCATCTAACTTAGAGACGAATGAATGCGGGGCATATCTCGCTTGCGTGGTAAAAGCTAATTTTAATAAAGGATTATCCATACCTGATTCATGGGACATTGTAGAACCATGTTTCGACTGTCGTTATCCGAAAGACCTCGGAGATTATTTTTATACACTTTATAAGCAAGCGGAGAACCGCAAAAAGAGAACACTTATATTTTTCCACAATCTCGGATTCGATTTTTCTTTCGCGCGTAATTGGGAATCTCTTATGCGTCAGCTGATGATTTCAAAATCATTTTCCGACGGAAGTAATCCATGGAGGGTCGCGTTTGGAGACGGCGAGAAAGTTTGGCTTGAGATACGATGTTCACTTAAACTTTTGCACCGTTCTGTTGGCTCAATCGGTGATATGATAGGACATCCCAAACTTGGTTATGATTATAATGAATTTCGGCTTCCTACAGATAAACTTGAGAAATACGATTATGAGTATTGTTATAATGATTGTAAAGTAACAGCGTGCGGAATTATTGAAGAATGCAAGAATTGGTTTTGGATTAAAAATATAAAGGATATTCCGCTCACATTTACATCGTTTACGCGTAAGAACAACAAAGCTATTCTATCATCAGAATTGGAAAAAGCATGGAGCAATTACTGTGTTGATACATTTCCCATGAATTTTGACCAATATCAAATTATGCGTGGGGTATATCAAGGGGCTTATACACACGCGAATACATTCTTTCGCGGTAAGCTATGCACTTTAGTACATTCGTTTGATGTATGCTCTGACTATCCATCGCAGTCAACGCAAATGGATTTTCCCGATACCAACGGAGAATTATATGTAAATGAACCGTTGCAAAATCTATGGAGTGGATTATATGAAGAATGTATAGAATCGTCATTGTTAGATGATGTTGAGGCTATAAAAACGCGTCACGTTCTCGCGTCGGGAAAAATGTTCCACGGTATATTTACACTAAAAAATATAAAAGTTAAAAATTATGGGTATAACTATATGCCCATTATTTCAGCGTCAAAGACTAAATCCAAAAACGGAATCGGTGATATAGAATATAATAAAAAATCTAATGGTTATAAATTATTAGAAGAAATGGTATCTGAGTATAACCGTCTTATTGACAATGGAAGAATTATCAGCTATGATGAATGCACTATTTACGCAACAGAAGTTGACATTGTTAATATACTCAAGATGTATGAAGTCGAATCTATAACAGCTGATTGTCTATTTCTCAATCATGCTAAATCAACGGGTGGTATAAATGAATTAGTTGAGCGAAACATTATATATGCGAATATGAAAACCGCGCTGAAGGCTATATCAAACGGTAAACACCCCGATGAAACATTGTTGAACAGTATTCCCGAAAAATGGCTCTCTGACATAAAATCAAATGCCGAACCTAAGAAGTTGGCTAAACGTTATCTCATGTTGTCAAAGAATATGTTTAACGCGCAGTACGGAATAGACGCGACACAACTTGTATTCGGTGACACTCTTATCGACGAGGATTGCATAACGTCAAATACGGAGTCGCTTAGCCGCGAATCATTTGAGCGTTATTATAACGAAACCATGATTAAATTCGGTAAAGAGCGTTCCGACCGTGGTTTATTCAAACGTGTTAAATCATCATATATTGTAGGCATTTATATTACAGCATATGCGCGGAGACACCTTGTGCTATTCTCCCATCTTATATTCACAAAAACTCCATATGTTATTGTATATTGGGACACCGACAGCGCGAAACTGTATCACCCCAATGAATCGGTTGTTACATTTAAGAATCTTCTCAATGTAGTAGCAGAGTTTAACAACGGAGTTATAGAACGCTGTCGAAAATCTAAACATCCGCAAGTACAAGAAAATAAATGGGGTTTAGGGAAATTTGATTACGAAGAAACATATGCGTATTTTACGGCGCTTAATTCAAAACGATATATGACATTCGACGGAGAATTAGATGTAAAAACGTCAGGACTTGTACAAGCTACAATGAAAGTATCTGTTGTTCTTGATTATTTATATAAAAATAGTGAATCATGGTTACTTTCATTCAAATCTCTTATGCGTATTATATGGAAAACGAATACAATGTTCGACCAAAGTGTTTCGGGACGAACATATCTTGACAGGCAGAACCAAGGAAATTGGTCAGATGAATTTGGGCAATACTGCGGTGCTGTAATTAAAAACACAGATTACGAATTCAAAATGCCTATGAAGAAAGGATTATTTTGGACAAACGAAAAATCTGCGTATCTTCACTATGACGAAGTATCGGAATATGTATTTGGTAATAAACTTGACACAGAGCGAACGACTTTTTATATGTTCGACGAGGGGATAGGCATAGTATACTATTTGAATAGTAAAAGAAATATAATGTTCTGCCCTTGTGATATATCAAAATTCAAACATGGTATTTTACTTAGCGATTCCATGTCCGACTTAACGGAGGATTTAGCATGAAATATTATGAATTTGACTTAGCTAATTTTCCCAACTGTTCTTATATTTTCTTATTCGGCGGGCGGTCATCCGGTAAAAGCACATCGGTCGCGAAATATTTAAAAGATAAATACGACGCTGATAAATCTGAATTTGTAAGAGTATTCCGCAACTATACAGCTATGCGGAGCGCGACTACATGGTTTAGTCTGTTCAATGATGAAACAACCGATATTGTTTTTGACCGTCAGAAATATCTCTACAACGGTGTACCATTCGGTCATGGGATTGCCCTATCCAATGAGGAAGTTGCATCTAAAAGTTCTCAATATCCCAATGTTGATACAATTGTATTTGACGAGTTTGTCATGATAGACCCCTATGGATATTATCCGAATGAACCTGAACATTTCATGTCAATTGTATCTACCGTATTCCGAAACAGAAGTGGGACGGTTATATTTATCGGTAACAACATGAATGAAATGTCGAAATATAATCCGTTCTTTCGGTTTTTCGGTTTGGATTGGGAAGCGGTAAATCCAAAATTGGGCGAGACTATATTTTGGAATGCGTCTGGCTTTGAAAACGGGGCGAAATGCGCCATGGAGTTCATTCCCGTTGCATATGAAAGCGAAGATGAGATACCCGAAATGCAACGTGTAGCCGGAAACGACGTAGCTACTACAGGTTCATTTAAGAAAGACCCCGAAATTAAGCCTCAATTATTCAAAAACTACCATTGGATTTATGTCTTTGAGTATAACAAGGTTAAAATGACAATGGGATTCAGTGTTAAGAATCGGTGTTTGCTTATCGGCGAATACCACGGTAAGCACGCCCGTAACCGCCCGCGAATAAATACCCGTTCGGTGGACACGTTTCGTTTTTATAACTCAAAAGCATTTACCGTTGCTATGGAGCGGATAGGTAATAAATGGGGAACAGCTTACGAAAACGCCCGTGCAAAAGCAGCGTGGTTAGATATAATAAAAGGAGAGGTATAAAACCTCTCCTTTTTAATTATATGGCTCTTTATGCCATCGCGGTGTTTAACACTCGCTCATAATTACGATAAATTCACTGTACCGCTGTCTCCCAAAGCGACAACTAATGTGACAGAATCTCCATTTATTTTATTACCAATAAATCTACAAGTTGTCGTGTTTGAGCCTGTTCTCTCATAAGTATACACTCTAAGGGAAATAAGCTGACCCGATACGGATTCACTGTCATATATCGGTTTATCGTTAGTTATACAGTCTTTCAATATTTTATAACACTCATTACCTGTATATGTTTTAGTACCGCATTTTATAATTTTGGCTGCGCGTGTAACCAATATTACATTATTAAAGCCAGCGGTGTCCGGATAAGCACCACTACTGAAACTAGGTACGCCGTCAGCGGTTACTCTACAATTATGAACATCGGCTATAAGAGCCGAAAACTTTATATATGCAACGTCGTTGTAAAGAATAGGACGTATATAAAGTCCTTGGGATGTAAAGAAAGTATCGAATTTATACATTCCTATCATCTCTTTATTTTCGTTAAAGTAAATTACGTTCGCATAATCCCCCGAGTTAAGCGGATGAGTTATAACGATATCATCCGTAGCCGGACAAACGGGTATAAAGTCCGATGTGAATGAATTGGTAATAGACGATGAGAACTCACCTGTAGTTACATTATACGCGCCTACGGTATAACCGCCGACAGTCACGTTATCATAAAGGGCGAGATTTTTTGAATCGTCCATATCGCGCCATGTAATCTTGCGCTTGTATACGGCGTTATCATCTGTAGTTGTACTTGATATTGTAGTTTTGAAAGATTCGGGTGCGTCAAACCAACTAAAATCAGGTTCACCGTTTACGACAGGCAATTTTTCTATATCTACCATTCCGCTGTCCTCGGTGAGATTTGTTATACTAATCGCGGGTAATACATTGGTATTAAGAGTTACATTTATTCTTATATAATACCCATTGGTCGGCATTACAAATGCTGCGGGTGAAACACTGCCGGATTGTAAAGTCGCGACGCGATTTTTGTTTTTATCGTATACTACTATGTACTGACCACCATCGAGTATAACGGGACCATGCGGTTTTCCGAATTGTATAGCATATTTTTTAAGAGGTCTGACGGGTATATATGCAGACACATAAGAACCGTTATAATACGTTTCTAATCCCGTACTAGTGTCGAGTCTGTAATTGAGTTTCGACCCACTACCCCAAACATCCCATATATTGAGACTGTCATGGTCTATAGAATAATCGGGATTCAGTGATATAGAATTAACTAACTCTGTAATCTGCGTCGCAAACGCCTCATACTTAGTTGTCATTTCAGTTTCAAATTCATTTACTAAATTTGTAATTGTAGATTGAAACTGCGACATCGCGTTGTTGGTTTCTTTCTGAAACCGCGTTATAGCTACATTTGTATCAGATTTAAATTTAGTTACTCGCAGTTCGATTTTATCCTCGAATGACTGCATTTTCTGATTTATATCAGTTGTAAAATCCACTATATCTTTACGCAACTCAGCTGCCCAATCTTCATTCTGAGTGAGTAATTCATTGAGTTTTTCTACGACTTTACCGAGCGTCTCAAGATATGAAATTGAGTCATCGAACGTAAGCGGAATTACAGGCTGTACCCAAAAATTAAGCGGTGTTATTGCCATTGTATATACCTCTCTTTGTTAAAATATCCCCATAAACAGAGGATTTAATTCATCTATAATCATCATATCGATATTCAGTATTTCAGCTTTTGCCTTAGCGAGGACCTCCGACGGGTAAAGTCTACCGTCATTTCCAGTGAAAATCTTTCTAAGGTCAACAGTTCTTGTATTATCGTCGGTTGTTCTTTCAGTTGTCGTTCCACCGTGTGTACGCTTGTTACCCGTTGACCCTGAATTAGTGTTATCTTCAAAAGTAACATCAGTCGCATATTTCCCTATCTGCACATTTTCAAAATTCAACGGTGACATTGGAGTGTCGCTATAAATGCGTTGGTTGGTGTCATGGTCTGAATGTGTACCCGCGTCCGTAATTGTACGGTCGTCAGCAAAATTTGCTGTGCCGTCTCCTTCATCTTTTATTGTGCCGTTTTCAGTTTCAGTTCTATTTACATTCTGGAATACATTCTGTTTTAGAAATTCAACTTGGATATCATACAACTGATTATAATACGGCATTATCTCATTCATTTTCATGTTAAGGTAATGTTTGAACAGCGCTGGAGTTTCAAAACCTATCTCGCGGTATGCATAATGCTTATAAATTTTATCGTTAAGCAGTAAGCGATATGATTCTTGGTGCATAGGATAAGTGTCCATGCCTAAATCGTAACCGCTTTTAATCAGCGTTTGGAGTAGGGTCGTATATTTCGCCATACTGCATACCCCCATTCAAAATTTCGTTTATGTTACGACGTTCAACTGAAATATTTGTTCCAAACATCTTATTAGCGACTTCGCACGCCTGCTGACGCGTGATAAGACCTGCTTCCGCCATATATCCGTAATGCTCGGAATTAACTTCAATCTCTGACGTTTGTACTTGCGCGCGCTTAAAGTCCATTGAATTGCCAATTCCGAGGTAGGTCAAAGCCTCATGCCATGTGTTTTTCTTTTCCTCATCGAGTTTATCAGCAAGGTACGGGGCTGCTGTGTTAAGAACAGACAAGTTTGACAATTCGATATCTTTGTTTGCATATATAACAGGCATGAAACCGTCATACTGCATATACATATTTTTCATTGTAAGCAGCTGTTCCTGCTCACACTGTACAAGAATAGGCGTGCGCTGCGCATGAACATTCATAATGATAGTACGCTCTATCTCTGTAAGTTTCTTAGCAAAATATATGAGTATGGGATATGTAGAACGCTCTATATAGTTATTTCTGAGATACACGCATTCCTTCGCATCTCTAAGAAGATTTATTCCTATGCTGTAACAATTGAACCGCGTGGGATTCTCATAAAAATTTATATCACCCGACGGTGCAACGCGCAAATTGAGTAGCCCGTATTCCGAATCTGTAAAACAAGCGCGCCCGTCCTCGTTGAGCGTCTTTTCAAGAAATCGCTCGTTCATTGTTTCGGGAAGATTGTTCCACTTATAGATAGACAATGCTAACAGAACAAGACGTGAAAAATATGTATCAAATATTGTAGTCTGCTCTGTCATTCCTGCTATCCATTCATTGTTCGCGCCTTTGAATCCTACAGGAATTTTCTTATTTGCCATTAGTATCACCTACAATTTCATTGGTATAGTCACCGTAATTTCCGACGTCGTTTATGTGCCAAAATGTAACGCCCTTATTGAAAATATCCTCTATAAAGCGCAACTCTGTATCAGTCGGAGCGTATGAATTCCGCGCTACAGGGGCTATGGTTATCTCGGTTGTCTTGACGTAATTCCAATTGGCTCTGCCTGTGAGGTTTGGCGTCTTAAACATATTTGTCGCGTAACCATATTTGGAAAGGTAATCGTCATATTTTTTGACTTCGGATAATGGCGGGCACATATGGCGGATAGTAACTTTCATCATATTATGCTGAGCGACATAAGCGTTATCTATTGTCATATTCATAGCCTGTGACGGTAAATTACACTTATCCGATATATTAGCCTCTAATTCAGCTAATTGCATTTCATCACGCGCCAATGCTCTAACAGCGTCTGTAATTTCTGATACGGATTGTCTGCCTGCCCCGATTGCTCCCGTTATTCCGCGCGTCGCGTTGGTCGCGGCCGCTATTCCCTTAACATTGGCGGGTGATATTGCTAAATTCAACATTCCTGTTGCAGCTGCACTTGCAGTATCAATACCTCCCATAAGTATATCTACGTTAATTTTATCACGGGCGTTTTTAAGTTGCGCCGCTGTTACATTTCCATTTAACGCTTTCCATATCATCGCGTTATCTTTTTCAAACGGAATTGAATACGATGCCTCTACAGATATAGAATTGTTAAGATTTTGATGCTCAGCGTCTGCAGATGCTCCAATAGTTGTTGACACAGCATAATGCTGCGGTATTAGTCGAGCCGATGCGGATGTATCGATTGCAATATCCGAAAGTACAGAAACAGACGTAGAGGATTGTAATAGTTGCGGAAGCATATCTAACGAATTACCGTTTTGCCCGTCGATCACCCATTTACAGAATGGATAATGAAAAATTTTTCTGTTTCGTGGTGCATAGCCGGCAACGTCAGCAATCGAGAACGTATCTATAATTGTGTCGGATATTTTAACGCCCGAAATAAACCATTGTGCATATCTTTTTTTATATAATTCAGTTGTTCCGTCTCTATCATAGAACACGACTTCGCCTATGTGTTGGTATGGATTGAATAATATTCCTGTCGACGGAAATGTCTGTGGGTCAACAGTATCAAATATTCTATCGAAAACAGTAGCGTTCATACAAAAAACCGATATAATTGAATCCGTTTGCCCGCTGAGGTTCATCACGGAAACAAAATCATTATAAGCAGTGAGTGTCTTAAAAACAGCGTATGAAATTCCCGTATTCGCGCCGTTAATAACTGACGAATACATAGCGTCAAATGTCGAGCGCAAAACAAAGTCTCTCGCGCCGCTTGCCGTTTCCTTTGACTTATCCTCAAACTGTACATACGGTGTATTTATATTCGCGACTACGATTCGTTCACCTGTGTCGTCAAGTCCTGTGCCTACCGAGTTTGGTGTAAAATTAACGCCATACCCAATAAAATCTTGAATATATTTGTTAACTGTAATATGCTCTGTTTCTGTGTTATAAGCGTCGGAATCGTTGCTTGTATGTTCTCTCTCCACAAACGCTGACTTAATATTAAAACAGTCCCACCATGTAGTATATACATCCTGCTCAAAGTAAACATAACAAGCGTTTTGGTTTATATATTCTACACCCGTTACAAACGCGTAAAACCATTTAAGAGAAACGTTTTCGTTCATATAACGAATATAGTTATACTGTTCCATAGCCTCTTTATTGGCGTTTACTTTAATAGCTTGCTTATCGCGAATATATGTGTAGTTTTGTTCTACCCTCAAAGGGGAGGAGAAATAATTACTCTCCTCTGTCTTTGAGGTGAACAGGCGTACATCTTTATAGTCACTTTTCCACGGCACTCTATAGAACGCTATTGTTCCGCTCGGTGTGTACGCCATAATATTTTACTCCTCTACCATGAGCCTTATAAGTTCTATAAGGTCTTTCATGTTTACATATCCGTCCTGATTTATGTCAGACTGCACTTCGTTTACCTTTATATTCCAACCTGACAGAAAGCGCGTGAGCGTAACAACATCTTTCATGTTTACAAGGTAATCGGTGTTGACGTCTCCGATTATATCAACCGCTTCGTTGCAATCCACGGGGTATATTCCACCCTCTGTCCCCTTAAAACTATACTGCCATATTTTAAGGTTAGGATATTTCTTCTGTAGACTCTTGTGGGATTTAGTACCATCATCTATAGACGCAAGCCAAAGCGGGAAATTAAGATTATTCTTAAACTGCGTAGCAAGAAAATATTCGTTGGCGTAAATATACGCCTTATATCCCGCTCCGATTATAGAATTAAGGAAGAGATTCACTCTACGGGACAGACCGTCCACGTCTCCCATAAGAGATGTATCTTCTACATCGAGTGCAACTCCAATATCTATATTTTCTTTGTAAGGTTTAAGTATCTGTATAAGATACTTAACTTCTTCAAGAGTCTCGGCTTCCGTTCTACCCATGAAGTACCAATAAACTCCTATGTAGAATTTCTTCCCCGATATGCGCGAGCGAAACGCCTTTATATGTTGTTCAAAAAGAGGGTCGGTAAACGGAAAATTATATTCCGCTGTTCTACCCTGACCTGCTTTGATTATTACGAAATCATTGTCTTTTATAACTCTATCATAGTCAATGTCCCGCTGATAAAGCGAAATGTCTATACCACGAAATTTTTTATTCATTTTGACTTATCTCCTTTATCTACACTTTCTATATTGTTCTGCAACCGATTCATAAGTGATTTCAGAAATCTGGGGCATGGCGCCCCCATAGACGATACATTTTCAAGAATAGATATCAATTCATTGATTACAAACCATGCCATTACAAGTACGCAAGAAATAGGGTCGTAGTTGACACCAAACTTTCCACTTGTAATAAAGATCAAATAGTCAACCATCATTGCGCAAAATACAACCGCAATGTAGGACACTTTTTTTAGTATTCCTTTTCTTCCGACTTTAGAAGATACTTCACTGTTTACATATGCTTTCATAACACCTGTGATATAATCAGCTGTTACACATATAAGAAAACAGATAAACAATGTAAGAATAAGTCTCATATTTATATACCCACCCACCATTCCCTCTCGATTATTAAGATAGTATGCTTATTAAAAGCTCATCGAGCTTATCTTTTTACTTGGAATTATCTACAGTGAACGCTCCGATTATGTCACTACCGATTTTAAGAACAACCTGTGTTTTCTCTGATGCTGCGGTTGTCTTCTTATCATAAGCAATCGTGTACTGATTTCCCGACTTATGTGTTACAGTTACAACGGACGCGGACGCTACTGAGCCGTCCTTAGTAGCTGTAGCGGTAACGGTCTGATTATCGGGAATGTTATTACCCATAAGGAACAGAGAAACAGTATTGTTAAAGTCAGACGCGTCTACGACGATATCGGTAGCAGTATCACTAAGAGTTACAGTGTCCTGTCCGGCTGAAAGCTGCGCACCGTCTACTTTACCGTCCGCAATCGATGTAAATACTACGGCATTGGCAAGCGGTGATACGCTATAAGTCTGCCATACATTCCAGAAATATCTCCACTCCATACGCGCTGGATTGTAGAACGAACCCGTCTCGCGGAGAGAATCATAAATCTGGAAGAAACGGCGGTCGCACATAAGCGCGTATACGCCGTCAATACCAAAATCGTCTACATAGATAACGCGACCCATAAAGTCGGCACGCTCCATGTTAAACGCGGCTGCGAGTACATCTACATCGACAATAGAAGAAACAGCGGATGAAATAATTATCATCGTTTCCTCGGTGGGGGAGAATGTGATATACGGTTTCCCGTCTCCCGATATTTCCGCATAACGGTTAAAACGCGATGACGGGAATCTGAAATCAATGTACGTCTGTCGAACCTTACGCATAAACGCTTTTGCGGATGCTTCATCGGTCGGCTCTGCAACCTGTACGGTTGAGACGTAGCCCTTTGCAAGTGCGCTGTTTATAGTGTTTTTGAGAAGTGCAAACTCCTCGATGTTATCTCCGTTGTAGAGCGAATTAATTACGCCTGCAATAAGGTCGTCGAGGTCTTCCCATGAACGGAATGCAAGTTTAAGTTCGTTGTTCTGAATACGCGCCTTAAATTGGTCTTTACGGTTAAGACGATGAAACGCAACCTTAATATCGGGCTTATCGAAATATCCCGTAAGGTAATCATTTTCGGGGTCGAATTTTTCGGCTTTAGCCGGATTGACCGCGATTTCCTCTACATCAGAGCCCATAGGTAGCGCTTTACGGAGAAATGCGAATTCATTATTCCATACTCTATTGTGAAGAACTGTGTCAAAAATGATGTTGGGAAGAAGTGTGCAGAATTCATTTCGAATTGCCTGATAATTAATTATAGGATTTCCGACCTCTGCAATGTTTGTAAGTGTTGCTTCCGGAATGAACGACTGATAATTCTGAGAGCCGGCTGCTCTCACTGCGTTCATAACCGAAACGGCTCTTGCTGCATTTGACATTTTAATTATAACTCCTTTTTATCTATACTCGCCGATTTCGGCGGTGTAATCTTCGGGTGTCTTAGGTGTCTGTTCGTTGGTGTCGGGTGTGTCCGAGGGCTTGGAACCTATTCGTAAGAACAGTTCGTAATTTGCCTGTTTGAGCGAAGTGTTGCTGTCTGTCAGTTTGGTTATCTCGTTTTGTGCGTTTTCAAGATTTGACGATGACTCTGTAAACGCGTCCGTGAGACTAACGAGAATCTGAGAAGTGCGCGCTTCGTCTGCGTCGCCTGACGCTAATTCACGCGTTAGACTTGTGTATTCATCTATAGTCATTTGGTGAACCTCCCGTATTATTTATAAGTAACGAACATTTGTTCGTTTTCTAACTATATTATAGAACATTTGTTCGGATATGTCAATTGGCAATATGAACAAAATACATATAGAGTATGAACGAAATATTTGTGCAATATGAACAATACAAAATAAAAGTTTTGTATAATTGGGGGATTGGGCGGAAAATTTGGAAATATTATGTAAAACGGGACA